CAGAACAATAGGTGGCACAAGCGATATTATGACGGTTGGTATTCGTACTGCCGTAACAGGTTCACCTTCAGGTTCAGCTATTGGCTCACTTATTTTTTATGATTTGACCAACGGGGTGTAAGGATGGCAGAACGTAAAAGACGCACCCTTGCCCTCGAACTCACAACGGCAAACCAAGATGTGTATACAGTCCCTGCAAGATTTACCAGCGACGTAAACAGCATCTATATCAACAATGCCTCTAGTTCGTTAGTTACGTTTAGTTTGGATTGGTACGAGGCATCAACAACAACGTACCACACCCTTGCTGAAACAGTGGAACTTCCCGCGAACTCCCTGCTTCAAATCACCGACTACCCCTTGTTCCTGAATCCCGGCGACAAGGTTCGCGGATTAGCCAGCGCAAATAGCGCAGTAAATATTTCAATTTCTCTGGAAGAATATTTCGAGACATCACTTTAATAGGAGACACAAATCATGGCAATTACAACTGCGATGTGTAATAGCTTCAAGCAAGAGATTCTTGGCGGTGTCCATGATTTGGATACCGATTCCTTGAAGATTGCGCTTATCAAAGCAACCCCAACTGGCACCTATAATGCCAGCACAACCAACTATTCAGATGTAACTGGCAACAGCGACGAAGCCAGCGGAACCAACTACACAACGGGCGGTCAGGTTCTTGACGGTGCAACTATCTCTCTGGACGGCTCAACCGCAATCGTCGACTTTACAGACGAAGTGTTTGCAGACGTTACTGTATCTGCAGATGGTTGTATCATCTATAACACAGCAGCTAGTAACGCAGCTATTGCTGTGATTGACTTCGGCGGCACGGTTTCAGCTACAGCCGGTGACCTGACTATTGAGTTCCCAGCAGCAGACGCGAGTAACGCTATCATTCGGATAGCCTAGTATGTCTTTCTACGACTCCACAGATGCTATCTATGGAGTTGCCCGATACGGTGCAGCTTCCTATGGAGTCGTAAGCCCCAACGTCTCTTTAACAGGCGTTTCTGCAACAGGTTCGATACAAACCGTAGCAGTAACCGGATTTGAAATTGACATATCCGAAAAGGTTGGGGGTGTATCTGCTACCACTACTGCAGGTTCCGTAACTGTTAATGTAGTAGAGGTCTTGGGTTCTGTATCTGCTACAGGCTCCGTCGGTAGCGTTGCCATAAGCAACAGCGTTACCTTAACAGGCGTACAAGCTACCGGTTCTGTCAATACTGTAGAAGAAAAACCGACAGAAGTTCTTAATAGTGTAGCCGCTACTGGCTCTGTTGGAACACCGACTGTAAACTTAGCTGTTCCAGTTACAGGTGTTCAGGCAACCGGTTCGGTAAATACGGTAGAAGAAAAACCGACAGAGGTTTTGAACAGCGTTAGTGCCACAGGTTCTGTAGGCACGGTTCAAGCTAACATAGATGAGAAGCCTAGCGGCGTATCTGCAACAGGCACTATCGGAACCCCACAACCTGTCGTTAGCTTCTCTGTATCTGTATCTGGTGTCGGTGCAGTAGCCACACTAGGAAACGCAGAGGCCCAGACTACTGAACCTCTGGGTAGTGTTAGCGCAACAGGTGCGGTCGGTACGCTAACCCTGTACACAACAGCAGGACTTTCAGGGGTTCAGGGGACGTTCTCTGTGGGGACTGGAACGTACTCAGGAGTGCAGTTTGATTACAATGCGGTTCGCGAACTCTATGATAGACGGCGTACCATCAATATCGATAGAGCAGCCTAATGCCGCTAACCAGTTACGAACGAACCGTACACGTTGCTCTCGACCCTCGAACAGTTTTGGTTGAGGACGCAATCAACGCCTTTGAGCGAACAATATCTGTAGTGTTGGAACCGCGAGTTGTCCACATCGAAAGCATCGGCAACAGCTACACCCGCACAGTTTACGTGGAGTAATTTATGTCATACAAATGGCCTTTTAAAGACCCCGGAGAGACGCTCGACTACAGCATGGACTGGTCGCGGTTTCTTGGTGCCGCAACTATCTCCACAGTCGTTTGGTCTGTAGAGACCGACACATACTCTACCCGTACAGTTTTGGCTTCGGGTCAGGACCTAACTACTGCATCCGGCGGGGCAACCACGGACAGCATCCAGAATGTGTCTCAAACACAAACTGACACGGTTGCCACCATCAATATCGGCAGTGGAGTAAACACCCGAAATTACACGTTTTATTGTACGATGACAGACAGCACAGGTAGCACAGCTATTCGCTCCGTTAACCTCAAAGTAAGGACCCGGTAACTATGGCCTATGATTATCTCAGCTTAACCAACGATGTTGCCAAACGCCTAAATGAGACGCAGCTAACCTCTGCGAACTTTGCATCAGCTACGGGGTTTTACAGCGCAATCAAAGAGGCTGTGAACTCTTCTATTCGTCACATCAATCAAGCCCATTTTAGCTGGCCTTTCAATCACAATACGTATCAACAAACTTTGACTGCGGGGGTTACTCGATATCCTATCCCTTCCCAAGCAAAGTATGTTGATTTTGATACCTATCGGGTTCGTAGAGATTCAACTCTAGGTGTAGGCAGTGCTCAACATCTGATTCAGATTAGCTATGACGAGTACATAGACCGGTTCATCGACCAAGAGGACGAAACCAACACGGCTCTAGGTGCAGTTCCAGATCGCGTGTTTCGCAGCCAAAACGGTGAGTGGGGCGTAGTTCCTATGCCGGACAAAGCCTATCAAGTAGACTTCGAATACTTCATGGACCCTGTTGACCTCATTCTCAATACGGATGTCCCAACAATTCCAGAGCGGTTTCGTCATGTAATCATCGATGGTGCTATGTATTATGCCTACATGTTCCGCGACAACCTAGAGATGGCATCGGTTTCACAACGCAAGTTCGACGAGGGTATCAAACAGATGAGAACAGTAACGGTCAACGAAAACATCTACATGAGGGCATCGTAAGCCCATGCCTGACCGTTGGCAAACATACGCCATCGAATTTAAAGGTGGCCTCATCACGAACATGTCCCCGTTGCAGCATGGTATCAATGCTCCGGGGTCGGCTCGTATCCTTCGTAACTACGAACCGTCTATTGAGGGTGGTTATCGTTCGATTCAAGGCTACGATAAGTACGACCCAGACATCGTTCCCCCGTATGGTGCGCCACTGGTTCACGGTAACGGACAGAGCGGCACAACCCTGATTGTCGGCAACATCTACACTGCACCTGCCGCAACCGACGTGTTTTTTCTTGCTGGCGGGGCTGTAGACGGCGCAGCACAAACAGGAACGAGCCTAAACGTAGATGGCTTGGATGTTGCCCCGTCTGCAAACGACACATTTACTATTGCTGGGGATACCACAGTTTACACAGTGAGTGCCGCAACTGCCCTCGTAGGTACGGCATCTACCTTGACCATCACTCCGGCAATTACAGTAGCACCCGCAGATGATGCTGTTCTGTCGTTCCGCTACACGATTGCATCTGGCGGTGTCTCTTTTAGTTCCGTGAACAAACGGGCTACCTTGACCCTAGACCAAACGATGGTCGTAAACCCGTCAGACCAAGATGCCCTAACCTTTGTATCTGGTTCTGGAATCATTCAAGGGGTACATACCTTCGAAAGCGCAGTGATTGCAGCACGGGGTTCGGACCTGTTCAAATCAACAGGTTCGGGGTGGACAAAGGTAAACACACCCAACTATGGTACTGTTTTGGTAGACGGCGGTTCGCAAACCGGAACTAGCTTGATTGTCGACGGCATCACGGGGACACCACAGGTTGGCGACACCTTTACGATTGCAGGCGTAGACCTAATCTACACCTTGACAGCTACCCCAACAGTTACCAGCGGCTCTGCAACCTTTGCTATCGACCCTGCCTTGAACAGCAGCCCTGCAAATAACGCAGCCTTGACGTTCCTTTCTGTAGACCGCACCGGCATGGACAAACACCGGTTCGTGAATTTCAACTACAGCGGAACCGACTACATGGTAGGGGTCGATGGGGCCAACGTACCATTTGTATACGACGGAACGTTCTTTACCGCCCTCGACGGTATTCCTACGGACGGTAACGGCGCAGGCCACGTAGCAAACTTCAAGAACCAACTTTTCTTTGCAAAGGGTTCGACCCTGCTGTTTACAGCCCCCTACACCTACGATGATTTCTCCGCAGCGAGTGGTGCCGGAACAATAAATGTCGGAAGTGCAATTACGGGCTTGATTATTTTTAGAGAACAGCTTATAATATTTAGTGAGAGGTCTATCAAGCGACTGGTAGGCAATACGATTGGGGATTTCCAGCTTCAGCCTATCACTCTGGATACCGGCTGTACCGAAACCGACACAATTCAAGAGATTGGCGGAGACGTACTTTACTTGGGACCAGACGGAATACGGAGTTTGTCTGCAACCGACAGGGTGGGGGACTTCAACCTTGCTGTTGCATCGAAGCCGATACAAGATGACGTAACCGACTTTGTGAACCGCAACACCTCGTTTAGTAGCGTGGTGATTCGCCCTAAGAGCCAGTACAGGCTGCTTGGATACAACACGAACTTTTCGGCAGACGCATCACAGGGTATCATCGGTTCGCAGGTGGAGCAGGGAATCAACTGGGCAGAGTTGCGGGGATTCAAGGCGTACGTTGCCAGTAGCAATCTCTACGAAGGAATTGAAACCATCGTGTTCGCGAACACAACCGGATACGTTTACCAGATGGAGTCGGGGAACAGCTTGGATGGGGCGCAGATTTATTCGACCTTTGCTACCCCGTACATCCCAATCAACGACCCCCGGATTCGCAAGACCATCTACAAGATGTTCTTGTACACGGACCCAGATGGCAGTTTCTTCAGTGAAGTAAACCTGCTGTTTGATTTTGACGAGTTGGGAATTATCCAACCTACCCCCGTCGTGTTCGACAACACTTCAGGGGCAAACGTCCCGGCATTTTATGGCACCTCTATTTATGGAACAGGTA